CCAATCCAGATAGTGTTGTGTCTATCAGTCAGTTTATTCAGGAAGACGGTACCTATGAGATCATAAGTGCTTCAGCTACTGCAATCTATGAAGGTGAAGAAACACTAACTGACATTACTCCTTCAGGTTACACTGTAGGTGATGGTCGTTATCAGTATGCGACACTGAATAACAAACACTATATGTTCCGTAAGGACTCTAAGCCTGTAGTGTACGATGGTACTACTGCAGTGGCTATTGAAGACCATGCAGACTATAGTGGTACTGTTCCTCAAGCTAATGTTTGTATCTCTGCCTTTGGTCGCCTTTGGGCTGCTAATACAACTGCAGATACTACAACTATCTACTGGTCAGACTTATTGACTGGCATGAAGTGGGACACAGGCTCCTCAGGTTCCATTGATGTCTCTAAAGTGTGGGCAGATGGTTCTGACAGTATTACTGCATTGGCAGCACATAACAACTTCCTAATCATCTTTGGTAAGCGTCAGATCTTGGTGTACCAAGGTGCCTCAGATCCTGCTACGATGTCTCTGGCAGATACTGTAGTTGGTATTGGTTGTATTGCACGTGACTCAGTACAAAGCACTGGTTCAGACCTATTGTTCTTGTCTGATTCAGGTGTACGTAGTTTTAGACGTACCATCCAAGAGAAGTCAATTCCAATTACTGATATTTCTAAGAACGTAAGATCTACTTTAGACTCTTTTGTATTATCAGAGGTAGGTCACATTACGTCAGTCTATTCACCTGAAGATGCTTTCTACTTGTTACAGCTACCAACCTCAGAGCAGACCTATTGCTTTGATACACGTACTCCGCTAGAGAATGGTGCTTATCGTGTAACAGCATGGAATGGTATTAATCCTCAGTGTATGATGCGTAGTATTGATGGCGACTTACACTTTGGTAAAGAGCTAGGTGTAGCACGATACGAAGACTACCAAGACAACGGTGTGACATATCAGATGTCATACTTTACTAACTACTTAGACTTCGGTGCGCCATCTAATCTTAAGCTACTTAAGAATCTAAAGATTACAGTTATTGGTGGTAGTGCAACAGACGTAACACTCAACTGGGGTTACGACTACAGCTACGCATACAAGAAGAAACGTTTCACTCTGACTACTCAGATCATTGCTGAGTATAACATTGCAGAGTACAACGAAGGTGAATTCAACGCAGGTGTTCTAGTAAACCGTCCTAACGTAAACGCAAGTGGTGGCGGTGCAGTAGTACAACTGGGTGTTGAAGCAGAGATCAACGGTGCGCCTGTATCGATTCAGCGTATGACCGCACAAGCAATCATAGGAAGGACTATCTAATGTCAAACTATACTAAGACTACTAACTTTGCAGTTAAGGATACTCTGGCATCAGGTAACCCTGCAAAGATCATTAAAGGCTCAGAGATTAACACTGAGTATGACAACATCGCTACTGCTGTAGCAACTAAAGCGAACACTGCATCGCCTACCTTTACAGGTACGGTGACTGTTCCAACATTAACTGTCACTGGTACGGCTACAGTCGGTACAGTTGACGGGGGTACGTTCTAATGGCAAGTCTCTTTGAGAATCTTATTAACACAGGCGGTCAGTTAGCGACTGCCTACCTGCCGTATGAGGCATCTGGCGATCAGATCAGTGCTATCAAGTCCATGACTGAGAGCTTCTTGCCTAAGGCTGCACAGCTAGGTGAGCAGACATCAGCAGAAGCACGCTTCAAACCCTTTGCAGTTAAGACTGCTACAGGTACTACGGATGTAGGTACTGAGGGTGGTTATACGCAGACCTTAGGACAACAGCCACAGGCTATTCAGACAGGTCTAATGGGACGTACTCAATCTCTTATGGGTCAAGCTCCTGTAACAGCACAAGGTCTGTTCAGTCAGCTACAGGCCATGAGACAGCCTGAGATGGATCGTCAGCGTCTTGAGATGGAGAATAGACTAGCAGCACAGGGACGCTTAGGAACGCGCACAGCGGCTTACGGAGGCACTCCTGAGGCACTTGCTATGGAGAGGGCTTTCCAAGAGCAGCAGTCAGCAGACCTATTCAACGCTATGCAGCTTGCTCCTACATTAGAAGGTCAGCAGCTACAGAACATTGAGTCTGCTCTAGGCACTGCGTACATCCCACAACAACAAGAACTCTTAGCACTAACTCCTGCAGCTCAGCTATCTAACATTGCTCAGGCAGGACGACAAGGCGTTACAGAGGCATTGTACAAGTCAGGCATCGCAGGTCTACAGGCACAGGCAGAAGGTACAGGTGCTACAGCTGCACTTGAGGCAGCACGTACTAAGTCACTAGCAGATGCGTTGAGTGGTTTGTTTGGCGTACAAGCAGCCGGTGTAGGCGCAGCAGGTGGAAGTGCATCTTCTCAGTTAGCAGCCTTACTTGGTGGTGGTACAGCTCCAGATACTAGTGGTACTGTAGGTGGATTACTTGGTGATTTAGGTAACTACCTATTCGGTGGTAGTGATACATTCTCAGGCGTAGACTACAACCCATCTTCTGGTGGTGGCTTATTCAATAACGATGGTAGTTTCTATTACGATCCTGCTCAAGACTTCTGGGCAGACTAAGAGGTAGACATGGCTGAAAGTTTAATTGCAGATTTGTTTAAGACTCCTGCGGATGTACGTCAGGAAGAAACAGATCGTTTACTAGAGCAAGGTACAGCAAGTGCTGAAGCATACTTAACAGGTGTAGGTCAAGGTGGTAGTCCTATCTCAGGTGCTATCAGAGGCTTGACAGCACAGGCACTACAGTCTATGCCTCTTGATATGAGCAATGTGGTACGTCGTGGTATGTTAGGACTGAGCGGTGGCCAAGTAGGTGCTAGTCAGAAAGAACAACAAGCAGCTCAGCTGAATGCTATAGCTCAAGCTGCGACTGGACGTAAACCTGAAGAGATTCGTAAAGCTGCTGAACGTGCTAGAGCTGCAGGACGTGGTGATATTGCTATGGTCTTGGAAGATCGTGCGCTTAAGCTAGAAAAGAACATGGATAAGATTGTCAATAAAGAAGTACAATATCAAATCCTACAGCGTCTTGATCCTGAGATTGCTGAAGCATTCCGTGATGACCCAGAAGCTACGTTCACTGCGTACTACAAACTAGCTAAAGGTGATTCGTCTAAAGGTGTTACACTAACAGATGATATGGCGTGGGGTACGTTAAAAGAAGAGTATGAAGCGGCAGGACTTGGTGAGCCTACGGCAGCTGACGTAGCTGAGCTTAAGCGTCTTGTTGCACAGCCGGGTATGACTGTACCTAAAGCTGTACGTCAATTATTAGGCGGTGGTGGTAACGCACCTAGTGCTGATCGTTTTGATCCTGCTAATTACGGAGCATAAGCATGGCTATTGAGCTACCTAATCCTGCTAAAGATGCAGTGCGTGATACCGTTGCGCCTCCTCCAGACCAAGAGTTAACTATTGATGACATTGCAGGTTCTGCTTATCTGTCTCAACAGGGTGCTATGGCAGGGGACAAGTGGACTAATGGACAGCTCGAACGTGTCTACTCTAAACCTGAAGACGCAACAGACTTCGGTTACATCATTCAACCTATTGACATCTACGATAGTCCGTACTTGCAAGAGCAAGGTGCTAAGGTAGGTGATCGATACGTAGACGGTAAAGTTATTAAGTCTGAGTACGACTCAGCATGGCAGCAGTTTAAGCATGGCTACAAAAGCACTGATGGTCTGCTGCAGATGGGCATTGATATCGTCAACAGCTACATCCCACTAGCGGGTGATACTGAGAAGTATGGCCAAGAGTTTGCGAATGCTTCTAACGAACGTCGTCGTCAGCTGATTGAGTACTACGATCAACGTGAGATACAGAAATCATTTGACCCTTACGAATTATATCAGATGCAACAGAATGGCACAGGTGCTATGGGTGTAGTAGGTGAGATCGCAGGTGCGCTTGCAGATCCAACATCACTACTACCTGCAGGTGCTACACTGAAGGGTGCTACTGCTATCGGTTCTGCTCTTGGTTTAGGTCACTCAGTTGCTGAAGACTACTCTAAAGGACAAGAGATTGACGCAACTAAGGCTGCTATCAGCACTGTAGGTGGTGGTGTCTTTGGTGCAGGTGCGCAGAAGTTAGGCCGTGTTGTTAGCGATAAACTTGCTAACCGTCGTGCTAAGCTGATTGAAGAAGCTGAACAACCTAATGCTAGTAAGTTAGCTAAGGCAACAAAAGAATCTACTGATGCAGCTAAGAAGGTAGACGAAGCTGTAACACAAGACAGTGCAGTAGCGCGTGTCAGTGACAGCGGTCTTGATAAATACTTAGGTGTACTCTCTACACGTGTTAAGATGATCTCTGAGCCTCTGTTCGGTAAGTTACGTAAGTTTGAATTTAACTTACATACGAAGACTCACGATCGTCTTGCTAAGACTGACGCATTCGTACAACAGATGCTGAAACTAAACAAGCACAGTCAACGTCAGATTGGTCTGCATCTTTCTAACGGTCAGTTTAAAGAAGCTATGGGCTTGATGCCTGACGCAATGAAGACAGAGTTTGCTAAGGTTCAGAGCGTCTTGAAAGAGATGGACTCAGAGCTTAAGAAGTCTGGTCATGAGTACGACTCTATTCCTAATTACTTCCCACGTAAGATTGAAGACTACGATAAATTCTTAGCAGCACAAGGCAGAGAGCGTCGCTCTTACTTTGAGAAGGCACTAGACAACTACGCTGAGCGTAAAGGTAAAGCAGTCGTAGACCTATCAGATTCTGAGAAGTCTCGCGTACTTAACTTAGCTATGCGTGGGTATGACTCTAGCGGTAAGATCAACACAGCTGCTATGAAGGATCGTACCATTGAGACACTGACTCCTGATCAGTATCAATTCTACCAGAATCCTGCGCGTGTGTTACAAGAGTACATACGTCATGCTACTCACGACATTGAGAAGCGTAACTTCTTTGGACGTAGTGCTAAGGCAGATGAGTTAGGTCTTGACACTGGTGAGTCTATCGGTGCATTGCTTAAGGATGAGATTGGTAACTTACCTAAACGTGCGCAGGATGAAGTACGTGACCTCTTAGGTTCACGCTTTAAAGGTGGTGAGCAGACACTGAGTAAAGCAGGTAGTATCCTACGTGATACAGGCTACGCAGGTACGATCGCTAACCCTATGTCAGCATTAGTACAGCTTGGTGATCTTGCTACCTCTGGTGCGTTACATGGCCTGAAGAATACTATTACTTCTG